CGTACTTTCGCCCCCGGAAAGTTAGCCTCGACATAATTTTTTGTATCTTCGATCATCTGTCGGCCCTGGCGCGTAGTCGAGCTGGCGATCGGCACGCAGGGTAAGATACCCCTGCCGGCTCCGGTAAAACCATACACTGAATTCATACTCACTTTAAAGGCGAGCTGTTTTCCGTTGTATACCTCCCTCATGAAACCTGTGGCGGCAGCCATGTCTCGTTTCGCTTTTTTTCGGAAAGACTTCAGCTCGACAAGGATTGCCGGGAGCAGCGATGGTACGTCTTGTGCGAACTTGTACGTCTTCTCACCAACCTGAAAAGACTCATAGGTGATTCCAGGAAGGTTATCGAATTTGCTGTCCATAACCAGAGTGCTATAGCAAAGATTATGCGCACACATAATCGATGGGTAAAGTGCTTCGAAATCAAGTGCGGTTATAGGCGTGTAATAGGCTCCTTTCACCGCCTCAAGTACGGTTGCACCTTCATATTCCTCTTCGGGAAGCGAGCCATACTTGATAGTTGGCACCATGTAGCCAAGCTCGCGCGCCTTCTTAGTGAGCTGACTGAATACTTTTATCTGTTGACCGCGCTCGACGAGATAGTTGCACGGCACCCAAGTCGCCTTAGCCATCTCCAGCATGTTGAGGAGGGTACAGAGCTTCTTGGTCAGTCGATGAGGGAGCAGCGTATCTTTTATACAATACTCGGCAACTTCACCCAGTTTCTTTGGGTCGCCTTCTTTGTAGCGTCGAAACATCTCTTTCGCCGGCATGTCAATCTTTTGATCGCCGAGGTACAACTTTGAGACGTTGTCCAGCTTGTAGCTGTCGAGCTTATAATTTTTCTTTACCTCGTGAAACAAGTCGAAAATGAATCGACCCGGCATGGGTAGCAACTTCAGGAGATTATCACCCAGTGCGGAAGAAGACAATTTTTTCTCGATGAGGTGGGACTCCGTGTTCTTGAGCCTTCCGAGTTGATAGAAATCCAACCCGCATCCGTTCTTCGCCGCTCTCGTGTAGATGTAGTGCAGATCAAACCCAAATATGTTCCACCCAGTGATGATGTCGCAACTCTTCTTTTGTATGTAATCCTTGAACGCGAGGAGAAGTTCACGCTCAGTCTTGAAGCTGATAACGTCGTCTCCCTCGGTTTCCTTGTAGCACAAGCACACCCTGTCATACGGCTCATCGCAGCCGAACTCACAGAGAGAAATTGCAATCTGAAAGCACGCGTCGCCGTTGATGTTAGGATCCGGAAACTTACCAGTGGATGAGTAACATTCAATGTCAACACTGGCAACTACGAAAGGTGCAACGTCGTCCCGGTCCACCGGTCTTAGGTCTCTCCAGTTGTTACACCAGAGGTCAATCTGGACCCTAGCCAGGTTTGCACGCACACAGCTCGTGCCCGTATCGAGCCACCCCGTGCTTTGGATCCCAGTCCTGTGCATGAGCCTCAGGACAGGATCTAGGTTACTCTCGTACACGCGATACTTCGCAAACTCTGAACTGTACATCAGCAGGCTATTGACCTTCCTCCTCGCCTCCAGGTTTTTAAACGTGAGGTGCATGAAAAAACTCTGTTCATTGTTGCTGAAGCCCCAAACATCTTTCTGCGAGGTCAGACTGAACCCGGTCAGACAGTCCTTTCGCAACGAGTCGAGTCGTTCGTAAAGCAGCTCCACGGTACCCTTCGAGCATCCAGCTGGAAGCTTAAGGAAGAAATAGGGTTCAAACTTGGTCGTGACGCAGACTGAACGACCCTGTTCAGTCTTTCCAAAAATTGAAATGTGATGTTCGTCTTCGACATCGCGAGCTTCCCAGGTCAGGGCCTGGAACTGTACCATGTCGAGATATGTGCCCAAATTTTTAATATAGTATTAATATAATAACTATGTCAGCAGCTTTAATTGACCTCGTTTCCGTCGGGGTTCAGGACGTTCATATCACTGGATCACCCGAAGTTAGTTTTTTCCGACAATCCTGGAAAAGATACACCAATTTCGCAATGAAACCCGAACGCATGGATTACATCGGTACGTTTGGATCCGGTGCCGAGATAACTATCCCGGTGCGATCTAAGGGTGATCTTCTGTCTTATGTGTGGATAGAGGCAGACGGGATTGCGTCGGTTCAAGACGACGCCGCTGATACAGGCTTTTTCAAGCGATCGGCCGCTGATCTGACCGAATTCTCTTTATGGATTGGCGGTCAGATGGTTTGCACTATCGACAGCCTCTTCATCCAGGGGGTTCATAACCCTCTCCTCCGCGACTCGGCGGCGAAAGCGTCGTTCGCTGTGACCCTCAATCACAGGAAGGAGAACCACGGCGGCAATCATTACGCCATTCCTTTCTTTTTCTCTGAAGACTGGTCCAAGGCCCTCCCTTTACTGAGCCTTACCTACCACGACGTTGAGATTCGAATTAAGTGCCGCAATGGATTCAACCCGAGCTCCACCCCCAAGGTGTATGGTAACTACATATATCTGGACACGGAAGAGCGAAAGTTTTTCACGGAGCGTGAGCATGAACTCCTTATCACTCAGGTGCAAAATCAACGCCTCGACCGCACTGACCGCACGTGCGACATCACATATTTTAATCACCCAGTGAAATCCATTCACTTGGTTTCTGGTAACGCGCTCGGCGCGGCGTGGAACCACTCGACAAACGGCTTCAAATTCGGGACGAGTTCCCTGTATATCAACGGCGTCCCGCTCTTCGAAAACACGTCCGATGTGTACCATCACGACGTAGTTGCGGAGTTCCACACGACGGACCTGCCGGACAATATCCTCGACGATCTCGCGACCTTTTCGTGGCCCTTCTGCCTCACCATGTCCAAGGCGCAACCGACCGGTTCGCTCAACTTCAGCCGCATCGACACGGCGAAGCTCACCTTCAGCGCGCCCACGAACGGCAACCACCATCACCGCGTGTACGCCGTCAATTTCAACATTCTCAGGGTCAAGAACGGACTCGGAGGCGTCGCATACGGCAATTAAATAAATTGAATATATGTAAAATGCAGAGAGTCCTGCTTCAGCCCAGTCCTTCCAGGTCACACCTCTATAGAGTGACTTTTCCAAACAATCTTAGAGCAATCGACTTTGGTGATGTGCGAATGCCGTATTATCCACACCACCAAAACCCAAAAATAATGCGCGCGCAACTACTCAGGAAGGGAGCGGTCGTTCCTGAGGAGCTGCGAAAAGAGACGAACTTCAGAGAGATACACAGGGAAATGCTTAAAATTCGACAGAGTTCCAAAGAGAGTTGGAACGACATATACTCACCCGAGTTTTGGGAACGATGGATCCTATTGGCGCACACGAGCGTCACAAAAAGTAAGTTGTCGATGGTCATGTCGCATGGTATTCTTTTTGTCCCGTCAGCGCAGGGACTATGGGTAGACTGAAAAACAGGACATAAATTACAGTCTACTCTAAGTGGAGAATTTTTTCTTCTCGTCATCGGACATCTCACGCCACATCTCCCCCATCTTGCGACCAACTTCTCCAAACGTTAGTTTTGGATTTTCTTCCACGATTTTCGCGCGAGTCTCCTTGCAAAATTTCATATACGGCGAAAGCTGTTTCTTGGGCGTCCGCCGCTTTTCTTCACTGGGACTGGATTCGTTCGCACCCATTTGTACTGTACTATGATCAATCCTTTAATGCTGGATTCGATCGCGAGAAAGTGAGTGCACAAATGCCGTAAGAGAACAGGGTAATGAAAACCTGGCCACCAAGGATATGTACTCTGGTGAGGATGTCATGGTTTCTATAGTAACCATACATCACGAAGAGCATCATCGTCTCGAAGTTAACGCGTAGCATGACATTCGTGATTCGATACATAAGGTTGAAAAAATACGAAACCCTCTGGTTCTTAGACAGGCGTTTGAGGAGGAGCATGGTGGTATCTATTTCGATCAAACCCGAGAGCGACGTTAAACCGGAATCCTCGGGGTGCATTAGGGGGCGACACAGGAGAGTGATCGCCACGAGATGATGAAAAATGATAAACTCGTGCATAGTTGGGATGATAGAGGGTTGAAGGTAGATCCAACTCGCATCGTAAATCATGTGTAACATCAGTGCGTGGGTGAGAAAGAGGGGATACACGCTCCACCCGAATACAACCTCTGCGACGCACAGAATCGAGTAAGGAACCAAAAAACACACCGTCGCCACGTCATGAACAAAGATTGCTCTCTCGTTCTTCATGACGTGTCATGTGATATTATCTTTATATGCTGGAAGTGGGGTTCGAACCCACGAGGCTTGCGCCA